GCGCAGAAGAAAAAGAAAGATTATTAAATGCGGCGCGATTAGTTGATGCCGCAAAGTATTCGGCTGAATTTGAAGCCAAGCGGTTAGACATGGCAAAACAAGCCAATGATTTGGTTTATAACAGCGAAGTTGCAACTGAACGATTAAATGTTGAACGCGAAATGGCAGGGTTAAGCGATACGCAAGTTCAATTGGCATTGGAATACTTTGATTTGCAGAAAAAGATTTTAGATATGCAAAAGCAAGGTTTTGACGAAAGATACATTTCCAATTTTGCCATTGCTGAAATGAATCGCATTAAAGCACAGGAATTAAACGAACGGGCGCAAAACACTTTTCAAGCAGGTTGGGATAAAGCATACAATAACTTTATTGAAAGGTCGCAAGATAGCGCGGCTATTGGTGCTGAATTATTTAACAACATGACCAACAGCATGACATCGGCATTAGATAGATTTGTTGAAACAGGCAAACTTTCATTTGGCAATTTAATTGGCAGTATGATTAAAGACCTATTGCGCTTTTCAATGCAATCGCAAATGAGTGGTTTATTTGGTTTGCTTGGCGGTGGCGGTGGCGGCGGTTTTGGACTGTTTAGCAGTTCAACTGATTTTAATAATGGCGCAGGATTGCTTGGTGGTTTTTTTGCCGATGGTGGCGAACCGCCTGTTGGCGTTCCAAGTTTAGTTGGCGAACGCGGCGCAGAATTATTTGTTCCACGCACCGCAGGCACAATCATTCCAAATAATCAATTATCATCAATGATGGGCGGTCAGCCACAAACAGTTTATAATGGAACGGTAATACAAAACATGAACGCAATTGACACGCAAAGCGGTGTTCAATTCCTTGCTAAAAATAAGAACGCTATATTTGCCGCTAATCAATCAGCGCAACGCGGTTTGCCACAATCAAGGTAATTAAATATGACAACATTAAATACAATTTTATCTGTTGCCGAAAGTGTCGGGATTAACGATCAACGCTTTATTGGTCAAGTGGTATCGCGCAACCAACGCATAAGCACATCGGAAATTTTAACCGTTCAACCTTTTGGCTTTGATATTAAGCCAATGGCATATTTGCTTTATAGTCAAAATCGCCCATTGTTAAGCGCATTGCGTGAAGCCGACAAAGCAACGGAACAATACTTAAATTTTGGATCAACGGGATGGATAAATTATATTGCCTATCAAGGTGGGCTTAATAGCGCACAAATAAGCGCGTGCCAATGGCAAACATCAAGCGCAAATAAAACATTGGTTCTAGGGGCATTGCCGTCAGTTTCAAGCGGCACATACATAGTTCGCACAGGTGATTTTTGCCAAGTTGGTCGTTATTCCTATATTGCAACCGCCGATGTGTTGCGTGGTAGCGGTTCAACCGTAAACATTCCAGTTCACCGTAATTTAATTGCAACGCTAACAAGTCCTGTTCAATGTGTAATTGGTCAATATGGAACGACCATTGCTTTAGGTGGCGGAACATTTATAGGCACAACCTTTTGCGTTATCTTGCGTGAATACCCAACTTATAATTTAGTTCCAATGACTAATGATAGTTTTATTGCGTGGAACGGCACTTTTAAAGCGTTTGAGGCGGTTTTATAATGGAAAACATAGTTCCCTTACAGAATACAAATAACATTCGCCTAGCGGATTTTGTGCGCGTTACAACGGTGGTTGCAGGCGTAACAACTGTTTCGTTATTTTCAACTGCCCCTTATGCCATAACTGTAACACTTAGCGGCACGCCACAAACATTTAATGGATTATCAGCATTAGTTCAAATTGGTGATGTTCAACGCGACATTAAATCAACCGCGAATGAAACAACAGTTTCATTGGTTGGGATTGATACGGCATTGCTTGGTTGGGTGCTAGGTCAAAATATCAAAGGTTCAAAAATTGAAATGTGGCATGGGTTTTTTAATACAAACAATGCTTTGATCACAACTGGCGGCGAAAATGGACTGTATAAGTTTTTTACTGGTTACATAAATTCATTTTCAATTAGCGAACAATGGATGGAAGAATTAAGATTATTTGTTGGAACGATTTCAGTTAATGCGTCAAGCATACAAATTATTCTGCAAAACAGAACGGCTGGGCGTTATACCAATAACAATGCTTGGCAATTTTTTAATGCTGGCGATACATCAATGGCGCGTGTTAATTTTATACAATCTATCAATTACTTTTTTGGCAAAGATAAAGATTCAAGTGTTTATAGAACATGATAAGGCTTGCAAACAAGTTTGATAAAAATGGCATCATGGATTTGATGCGAATGTTTAGGGATGAAAGCCCTATTCAGCAATATAAAGATTTAAATAATGTTGAATATATAAGCCGCTTGTTAGACAGTTTGATTGCAGGTCAAGGCGTAATATATATTGAAGAAAATGTTGGCATGATTATTGGCGTAATTCAACCAACAATATGGTGCGACAAAACTTTTGCGTTATATGAATTGGCTTGGTATGTTAAACCTGAAAACAGAAACACAAGCGTTGGTTATCGGCTTTTAAGCGCGTATGTATTGCACGCCAATAAGTTAAAAGATGAGGGAAGGGTTAAATTATTCACTATGAATAAAATGATTACTAGCCCTGACATTAAATATGAAAAGTTTGGGTTTACTAAAATTGAAGAAGGCTGGATGCAATGATTAAATTTTTACTGCTTTTTATAATTTGGTTTACCTATTCAATGCCTGCCGTTGCTGTTGGTTCAATGATTGCTGGCGCATTATTGCTTACAGGCGCACAAGCGGCAATTGTGGCATTTGCAATCAACATGGTGGCATCAATGATTATTTCAAAAATCTTTGCGCCAAACATTCCTAATGGACAATCCGAACCTAATGTTGGCAACCGTCAGCAAGTGCCGCCTGCTGGTGATAACAAATTGCCTGTTGTTTATGGATCGGCATGGGTTGGTGGTGTAATTGTTGATATGTCTATTAGTTCAGACAATCAAGATTTGTATTGGGTTATGGCATTAAGTGAAGTTACCAATAGCGAAAATGGCAACACGCCCGATGTGTTTACTTTTGGCGATGTTTATTGGGGCGGTAAAAAATGTGTATTTAGCACAACGGCTGGTCAAACTTATAAAGTTACAGGGCTGTTAGATGAAAGCACAGGGCTTACACAAGATGTGTCAGGCTACATGGATATATATTTATATCGCAATGGTTCTTATAATCCAACCAATAGCAGTTCAAGCGCAATAAGCATAATGCAAACAAGTGGGCTTGTTTACACTTGGGATAATACTAAGTTAATGTCAAATTGTGCGTTTGCCATTGTGCATTTAAAATATAGCCAATCGCGCAACCTTGTTTCATTAAATCAAACACGATTCCAAATAAACAATCCGCGTAATTCAGCAGGCGATTGCATCAAAGATTATTTAACTAGCGAAAGATATGGTGCGGCGATAGATGTTGCAAACATTGATAATACAAGCATAACTGCTTTAAATACTTATTCCAATGCGTCTATTACTTACACAACATATACAGGCGGCACATCAACACAACCGCGATTTAAGTTTAATGGCACGATTGATACTGCCGCTAAGATAATGAATAACATACAGGCAATGGCTGATTGTTGCGATTGCTTAATTCGTTATTCTGAAATTACATCGCTATGGGGCGTTATTGTTCAAACGCCAACTAATACTATTGCTATGGATATAAACGACAGCAATATGGTGTCTGCCATTTCAATTAGCCCTATTGATTTATCAAATTCATTTAACATCATTGAAGTTAAGTTTCCTGATAAAACTTCACAAGATAGTTTTAACAGCGCGTCATTTGATTTGGCGGTTATTAACCCTGCATTGCTATTTCCAAATGAACCTGTAAACAAACAATCCGTTAGTCTTATTTTGTGTAACAACGATGTTCAAGCACAGTATTTAGCCAATCGCTTTTTGGAAGCGGCGCGTGAAGATTTGCAAGTTCAAGTGGACATTGATTACACAGGCTTGCAATTAGACGCTGGCGATATTGTTACTGTTACTAATTCTAATTATGGATGGGTTGCAAAACAATTCCGTATAGGTAAAGTAACGCAAAAATTTAATGATAGCGGTCAAGTTACAGCCACATTAAGTTTAATGGAATTTAATGGGGCGGTTTATGATGATGTAAATGTAACGCAATTTATACCAGCACCAAACACAGGCATTGGTTCACCAATTACTTTTGGAATAATACCTATTCCATATATAACAACAATTTTATCTAGTGCGGCTAATCCTGCTTTTAATGTAAATGTAACAAGTTCAACCGCAGGTATTACTCAATATGCTGAAGTTTGGTATTCAAACTTTCAATTTCCAACATCAACTCAACGCATATTTGCAGGGATAACAGAAGTTAATTCCAATGGCAACCCTTATGGTCAAGGCGTTTTAATGCCTGCTGTTCAATTATTTAACATTCCTGCTGGCAATTGGTATTTCTTTAGCCGCATGGTTAATAGTATTGCATCAAGCGATTTTTCATTGGCATCAAGCGTGTTGCAATGGCGACCAGCAACATTCCAATATACAGAACAATACTTATCAATCGCTTATGCCACAAGCATTACAGGAACAGGCTTTTCATTTAATCCACGCAATAAAACTTATTTTGGATTATATAATCAAGCATCGGGCGTTCCATCAAATACAGCAAGCGACTATAAATGGTATTTAGCCGAACCTGCTTTTGGTTCTAACATTTATTTGGCTTACATAAATTATTCAAATCGCAAGTTTGGCTTTGATACTGATTTTGCTACCTATGCAGGTGGAACAAATGTTGCAGGTAGTGGCGGTGCATTTGTTCCAACAACATTAAGTCAATTTGATTATCGGATTTGGTCTGCATTGCCTGACGGAACAAATAGTATTGATTTAGATAGGGCAACAGGTCAAACAATTATTACGGGTATGCCATCGGCAAGTGCAGGACAAATTGCAATTCAAAACACACCCGATGGACAACTGGTTGCATCGTTAGCGGAATTTTTAACATTCCCTGACGGGGCTTCACAATTTACAAGTTCAGCCGCAACTATAACTGTTGATATTTATGGGCGAATTGTTGGTTTTTCACCACCTGACAATTTTTATTTTAATCAACAATCCTTTACAGCAACAAGCGGTCAAACTGTATTTACGCCAACGGCTAGGGTTTCAGGTTATATAACAGGGCAAGATTTAATCTTTCAAAATGGATTGTTACTTGATACAAGCGAATATACCGAAACAAGCACCACATTTACATTAAGCGTTGGTGCGGATTTAAACGATGTAATTACTTGCATTTCAATGCGTGCGGTAGCGGCGGCAAATACTTATACATTATTAAATTTAACCGTTGCATCATCATCAACAAATACTGTTGTTTGGGATGCAGTAACAATGCCTTGGCAACTAATTGATATTGGCGACAAAATTACTTTTGCTAACACAGGAACGCCAACACAATACACGGTAACAGGCGTTAATTACGCAACGCGCACTATTACATTTTCAACAAGCGTTACTGTTACCGCAGGGGCGGTTATTTATCAGTATAGGGCTTCAGGTAGTTCATATCGCGTATTTAGTCGCTGGTCATTTAATTTAACAAATGCTGGCAGTTACACGCCAACAACATGGAATGTTCATAGTGCCTATGAATTATTATTTTTAAATGGAACAGTAATAAATGAACAAGATTATGATATTTCAGGTGCGGCAATAACAAACTTTCCTGCAAGTGCAACGGGAAAAATGACAATGATACAATTTAGCGCAAACAATTTAACAACGCCAACAGGCACAATTTCTAATGTGGTTGCTTATGCGTCTAGTGGTGTAGTAACATATTCATTCAATTTCAACCCTTTATCATTTGCTTTATACATAAATGGGGCTTTAATGCGGCAAGGAACGGACTATACAATAGGCACAAGCAATTACACATTAACGACAAACACAAACGGTTCTAGTGTTATGCAACAACAAACATTTACATCAGTCGGGGCGGCATAGGGGATAAAATGACACAAGCATTTAATTTAGGTCAATTAGCAAATTTTGTAAATACATCGGGGCAACTTGACGCATCAACTGGTTTATACAATACAACTTCACTTGGATTTCCAACAGGAACGCGAATGTCTTTTAATCAGACAGCCGCGCCAACAGGTTGGACAAAAGATACAACAGCCGCAATCAATGATTCAATTTTGCGATTGGTAACAGGCGCAGTTTCAAGTGGTGGTTCAACAGCATTTAGCACATGGAACAGTAGCGGAACAACAGGAAGTTATACATTAGCAACGGCTGACATTCCAAGTCATACCCATTCAATTAACATTGGTAACACTTTTGGTTCAGGTGGTGGTGGTGGTGGTACTGGCAATATAACAAGTGGGGCAACAGGTGGTGGTGGTTCGCACAGTCATACATTATCAAACAATATAAAGTATTACGATTTTATAATTGCAAGTAAAAATTAAAGGATAAGAATGTTTAATTCATACAATATAATAGTTTATACATTTAGCCAAAAACTAATAGACGATAAAATTTTTGCTAAAGCAACAAAACCTAATAATTTTGAAAAAATAGAAACAAAAAGCAAATGCCCATTTTCTAAATTTGCAAAATATATGCCTTTTTTAAATATAAAACATTGCCAAGGCGTATCAAGTTTTTTTAATAAATCAATACTAATAAAATCGTGGTCTGATTATTACGCAAATAATCATAATGAAATGTCTGAAACTTCATCGGCAGATAAAAATTATGTTGTTGGCGAACATTCACAAGAACAATTTAATCCATTGTTTCAAGAAAAAGTAGCATTAAAGTTAATATCGCCATTTATAATAGAAGTGCCAAAAAATTTAATGATATTGGCATCGGAAGCAGTTTATCATTATGAAAATGATAGAACATATAAAAATATAAAATTTTTACAAGGCATTATTGCTGGCACTAAAAAAACAAATGTAATCTTTATGTTAAATAAAGAAGATGAAACATTTATTAAATACAAAGATCCTTTAATTTATTTAACGCCATTAACTGATAAAAAATTTACTATTGAATATAAACTTATATCAATAGATGAATATAAAAAAATGTATGATGCTGATTTGCATCAAGTTATGGTTGCGGATAGAAAGGAAAACTTTAATGGCTAAAGATGCAAAAATTATATGCCCAATGATGGGTGGAAATCCTTGTGTTGAAGATGGGGCAATAGTGAATGGTGAATTGGTTGCTTGTCGTTTTTGGGTTACAGTTCAAGGACAACATCCGCAAACTGGCGAAATAACAAATCATAAAGATTGTTCATTTGCTTGGATGCCTGTTTTAATGATTGAAAATAGCCAACAACAACGACAAACGGGCGCGGCTGTTGAATCATTTAGAAACGAAATGGTTAAATCAAACGAAGTAAATACACAAGTTTTAATTGCAACAGCAAATAAAAATTTAATTGAGGGGTAAAAAAATGCGAATCACAATTATACCGTCAGACGGCGCAGTTTATGAAAATGGTCTTTGTTATTCAAATTTAGTTTGGGATGGAACGCCACCTAATGTTCACGCTTTGCAGTATTTTGATGACAATGCTGGATGGATTGAATTTGATGATGGCACACCAAATGAAAATATAACAGCCATTCCATTATGGGGGCAGAATGCTATGGCGGCTTGGACTGTTGCAAATACACCAGTTCCACCAACACCGCCAACAGCAGAAGAAAACAAAGCAACGGCAGTTAGTTTATTGCAACAAACAGATTGGACACAAATTCCAAGTGTTAGTGATCCTGCTTTAAGCAATCCGTATTTGGCTAATAAATTGGCTTTTGATCAATATCGCAATGCTGTTCGCCAATATGCTGTTTATCCTGTTGCTGGTGATATTGTTTGGACAACCATACCACAGGAAGTTTGGCAAAGCGTTTAAATAGTTATACAATGCTTTAACTTACAAGATAATATAAGACCGCGTTTCGGTGAGGGCATCGGCGCGTCATTACCTTGTAGGGGAAAAACATGGCAGTATTTAACAAAAACAGCATTACCCAAGTTAGTGGATTTGACAACCCATGTATCACAGGCGAATTAGTCTATCAGCAAAAGACTTATTGGAATTTAACGCTAACATCTGAAGATGGCGTTCAACCTGTTGATTTAACAGGCGCAACAATAAACGCGCAAATTATCCGCAGAACCTTAACCAATGTGCAAGATTCCCGTTATGGGCTTTCATTTGACATTGGTGATTACACACCAACACCCACAGCAATACCATTAACCATTGCTAATCGTAATGATGCCGCAGGTTATTTTACTTTAATTATTGATGATACATCATGGCTTGCCGTTGCAAGCGATCCAAGCCTTGCTATTGACAGCGTAAATGGTGCAGGATTTTCAGGGCGAATTAAAATTAGTTTTCCTGAAAGGGGTGGTGGCGCAACGCCGCCCGATGATAGTATTATTTTCTTATTATTTATTGTGCGTTCAGACGCAATCATTAAAATTTAAGGGGGTAATATGGCAGGAATAAATGTAAATGTTCAAAATCAAAATAACATCAATCTTGAAGTTATACCAACACCAACGCAAGTTATTCAAATCAATCGCGGAGTAGCAGGCAGGGATGGTGGCGATTATATTGGGGGTTATCCCGTTGTTATGTCAAGCATACAGCCACGCGATGTGGTTATGTTTGGTGTCAATGAATGGAATAATGTAAATCAACTTGAAATAAGCGATGGCGGCAATTTTTAATTAAGGACTTATCATGGCAAATACAATACGAATTAAACGCAGGGCAAGTAGTGGTGGCGCAGGCGCACCAACCACATTGGAAAACGCGGAGTTAGCATTTAACGAAGCAACGAATATCCTTTACTATGGAACAGGCACAGGCGGTAGCGGCGGTTCAGCAACTAGCATTATTGCCATTGCAGGTAATGGCGCATTTGTAGATACATCAACAACCCAAACTGTTGGTGGCACAAAAACATTTAGCAACACCATTACGGGTTCAGTAAGCGGCAATGCAGGCACAGCAACAGCTTTGCAAACAGCACGCACAATTGCTTTAACAGGCGATGCAACCGCGTCAGGCACATTTGATGGCACAGCCAATTACAGCCAAGCCTTAACGCTTGCAACTGTAAACAGCAATGTTGGTCAATTTATGCGCGTTACTGTAAACGGCAAAGGTTTAGTTACTGCCGCAACAACAGCAAACATTAACAACTTAACTGTTCCAACGGCTGATTATGCTTTTGGTGGATTTAAAATTACAGGTCTTGCTGATCCCGTATCAGCACAAGACGCGGCAACAAAACAATATGTTGATAGCGTTGCACAAGGTTTAGATCCTAAAGCATCATGCGTTGCGGCGACAACTGCAAACATTACTTTATCAGGCACACAAACCATTGATGGCGTTGCTGTTATTGCAGGCGATCGGGTGTTAGTTAAAAACCAAACTGCCGCACAAAACAACGGTATTTATTTAGTTGCCGCAGGCGCATGGACACGCGCACTTGATATGGATGCTTGGGCTGAAGTTCCAAACGCATTTACATTTATTGAGGGCGGCACAACGCAAGCCGATACAGGTTGGGTTTCAACTGCACAGGCTGGCGGCACACTTGGCACAACGCCAATCAACTTTGTTCAATTTAGTGGTGCAGGCACATACACCGCAGGCACAGGCTTAACGCTAACAGGCGGCACATTTAGCATTACCAATACTGCCGTTACCGCAGGCGCGTATGGATCAGCAAGCAACACATTGTCAGCAACCGTAAATGCTCAAGGTCAATTAACTGCTTTGTCAGCACAAGCGATTGCTATTGCCAACACGCAAGTTAGTGGTCTTGGCACTATGTCCACGCAAAATGCAAACAACATTGCGGTTACAGGTGGTTCATTAACTAACCTAACAACTTTTGATGGCATTACAATTGACGGCGGCACATTCTAATTTTTTAACCCTGCTATATAGCAACTAAAGGGATGCCAAATGGCTAACACGATAAAACCGAAGCGCAGTAATACCGCAAGCAAAGTGCCTAACACATCCGAATTAGTTTCGGGTGAATTAGGTGTAAACATGGCAGACCGAAAGGTTTACATCAATAACGGCACATCCGTTGTTCAAGTCGGGGCTGGCTTATTGTCAGCCCTTGGCGATGTAACTATAACTTCACCAACAAACGGTCAAGGATTATCTTATAACGGCACAGCGTGGGTTAATGCTAGTGGTTCAGGTTCAGGCGATGTAACAGGTGGCGCAAGTTCAACTGACAACGCTATTGCGCGATATGATGGCACGACAGGCAAGGTTATTCAAAATTCCGTTGTTATCATTGATGATAGCGGCAATGTTTCAGGCGTTAATTCAATAACCGATCCTGACACTATTGGCTTTAATACTTCCTATGCAACGCCTTTAACGGCAGGGCAATTAGGTTGGGATAACACTTTTAATTCGCTTGCCTATGGTATGTCAGGCGGTAATATCATTCAGCATATTGGTGAAGATACTTATATATACATTAAAGCCACAGCCGCAATCACTAAAGGTCAAGTGATTATGTTTACGGGTTCTGTTGGTGCTAGTGGCGTTTTAACGGGCGCACCTGCAACTGGCGTAACAAACGGACAATTTATTGTTGGCGTGGCGGCTGAAAGCATTGCATTAAATGGCTTTGGTTATGTTCAAACATTTGGTGAATTGCGTAATGTAAACACATCGGCTTTTGCTGACGGCGATATTCTTTATTATAATTCAGCCGTAACAGGTGGATTTACAACAACCTTTCCAACAAGCGGTTTAATTGTTACCGTTGCCGCCGTTGTTAATGGTGGAAGCGTTGGCGGTGGTGTTATTCAAGTTCGCGTAACCGTAACGCAACGCATTACAGCATCAACAGGCATAACCGTATCACAAACAAACACTAACACTAGCGTTGCTAATAGCGGTGTTTTAAGCGTTACAGGAACAAGCCCAATTTCATCAAGTGGTGGTCAAAATCCCGCAATTTCATTGGATGACACAGCCGTTACCGCAGGTTCTTATACTTACGCAAGCATAACGGTAGATGCAAAAGGTCGCTTAACAGCCGCATCAAGTGGTGCAAGCCCAAGCGCGTTTCCTAGCGGCACAGCAATGTTATTTATACAAACAGCCGCGCCAACTGGTTGGACTAAATCAACAACGCATGATAATAAAGCATTAAGGATTGTTAGCGGAACGGCTAGTTCAGGCGGTTCGGTAGCGTTTACCACAGCGTTTGCAAGTCAAGCGGTTACAGGTAGCGTGGCGGCAACTGCGGCGGCAACGGCAACCAACCAAGCAACAACGGCAGGTGGTAGTGTAGCGGCAACAGGTTCAACAACTGCAACTGGAACGGTTGGGGCAACTTCAGACGCAACAGCAACTAATCAAGCAACAACGGCAGGTGGTAGCGTAGCGGCAACGGCGGCGGCAACGGCAACTAACCAAGCAACAACAGCAGGCGGCACAATTAGTGGGGCGTTCACTATTGGTGCAACAACTATTTCAACAGCACAAATGCCTAGCCATACACATTCACTTAACATTGGTAATACTTTTGGTTCAGGTGGTGGCGGCGGTGGTTCTGGTAATCAAACATCAGGTGCAACTGGCGGCGGTGGTTCGCATACACATAGCATAAGTGGTTCGCCATCATTTACTGGAACAAGCCACAACCATACACAAGATGCCCACAGCCACACTTCAGGCGCATTTACTGGAACAAGCCACAACCATACACAAAACGCGCATAGCCATACAAGTGGCGGCACATTTACTGGAACAGCCCACAGCCATACAAGTGGCGCGTTTACTGGAACAAGCCACAACCACACGCAAGATGCCCACAGCCACACTTCAGGCGCATTTACAGGTAACGCAATCAATCTAGCGGTTAGTTATGTTGATGCAATTATAGCAACTAAAGACTAGGATTATTATGGACACCCAATCATTACTTAACCTTTTATTTTCATCCGCAGGGTTAATCCTTGGTTGGTTTTTACGCGAATTGTGGGCGGCTGTTAAGGAATTAAAAGCAGATTTGGCTAAATTGCGTGAAGAATTGCCAAAAGAATATGTTGTTAAAGACGATTATCGGCAAGATGTTAAGGAATTAAAAGACATGATTGCCCGATTGTTTGATATTTTGGAAAAACGCCGCAATGATTAACAGCCGCAAACTTGAAGATTTACATCCTAAAGTTAAAGGACTATGCGAACAATTTATTCACGCTTGCGATGCGGTTGGCATTGATGTTTTAATTACTAGCACTTATCGCGACATGGAATCACAAGGGGCTTTATATGCACAAGGGCGCACGACTAAGGGCAATATCGTTACCAATGCCAAAGCAGGGCAATCCTTTCACAATTATCGGGTTGCTTTTGATTTTGTTCCTATCGTTGGCGGCAAGTGTGTTTGGAATGATGCTGGTCTGTTTGCTAAGTGTGGGCGCATCGCGCAATCGCTTGGTCTTGAATGGGCAGGCTCATGGAGTGGTAAGTTTAAGGAAACGGCACATTGCCAATTCACAGGTGGGTTATCGTTAGCAGATTTTCAAAAGGGAAAAACATTATGAAATCATATTTACTTGAAAGACTAAAAGAACCATCAACATGGCGCGGTCTGACGGCTTTATTAACGGCGGTTGGGGTTGCACTATCACCTGATCAAGTTAATGCCATAGTAAGCGCAGGATTAGCCTTAATGGGCGTTTTGGGTGTATTTACCAAAGATAAGGGCAATGTTTAAGATATTTGACATAATAGACCGCCTGCTTTTACTTATTGTTAAGTGGGCGGTTCAGCGCGAACAATTAAAAGCGCAAAAGGAACGCGATGAATTACTTAAAAATCCTGCCGATTGGTTTGATGGTCATTTTAACAGCGTGCCAACAGATACCAATACAAAAAAAACCGACCAAGCCAACGCTTCAGATTCAAAAACAAGTTGATGGTGGCATTTGTTTAGATCGGGGCAATGCGGAAAAACTTGGTGCGTATATTATAGAGTTGGAACGCTAATATAACTTGCACAATCATCGCCGCCTTTCCAAAATTCAGTCCATGATTGATGTTCGCTTGTTGGCATTACATAGCGTTTGCATTGTTCCCTGTAAGCACAAATCATAGTTCCATCGGGGGCTTGCCCTGCACATTTGGCTAAATCTTTATGCCTAAAAATAGCATCAAACCGATCAGCATAAGTGTTGCTAAATTTGCTAACAATGGCATC